AAGCGGACACAACTTTACGCGCATAGGTGCAAACACATCATCTGTTCCTGAAACGTACTGGCAAGGAACAATGCAAGAAATTGTTTTGTACGCCTCTGACGAGGCAAGCAACCGCACAGGCATCGAGGCGAACATCAACGACTACTACAACATATACTGATGGAATTCCTCATCATCCTCCCCACCGAAGAACTCACGAGCAAGGAGCGGGCCAACCTCATCACGCGGGAGCTGTACAACGTCACGGCACCCGTAGCCAAGCAGTTCGATTACCAAGCCAACGGGAAGGTCTTCCAAGTGCTCGCCCATCCCGACAACCCACAGCCCGTCATCGAGCTGGATCCTGAGACCGGGGAAGTCATCAGCGAGACCATCCCCACCGAGGGTCAATACGCCCTTCAGGTGGACACGGACTTCGTCATCTACTGCTCTCCCGAGGTGGACCTCTCACGCCTTGTGGCTGCGTTCCCCGAGGTGAGCGAATATGAGAAGGCTATGCTCGAGGGCTTCATCGCCACGAGCGAGAAAATCACATTCGGTCAAATCATCCCCAGCACCGCCACCGTTCGCTCCTACGAGTACATGGTGGAGAATGGATGGTTCACCCCTGAGGCATGAAGAACCTCCTCATCATACCTCTCGTCGTCGCAGGGCTCGCCCTCTTCGTGGTGGGTCCCGCCTACGGATTCCTCGTGCGTGTCTTCACCGACTTCCGCCCGTGGGGGTGGCTCTACGACCTCGGACGTAGGGCTTCCTTCATGGCTTCTATCCTCGCGGAGCTTCTCCTCTCCGACATACTCCTGAAGCCCAACGGATACCCCTTCGGACATCAGACCATCTCGGCAGTGCTGGGGGCCAACCTCGTGAGGGGCACCCTCTCACGGACGGGTACGGCCCTGCAGCGTCTCCTCGACTACATCGAAGAGGACCACTGCATCAAAGCATACTACAACATCAAAACCCCCTGATATGGAATTCTTCCAAACCCACTGGGCAGAAATCGCCCTCGCTATCATCTCCGCTGCGGGAACCATCACCGCCCTCACGGAAACCACCAAGGACGACGACATCGTTGACCTCATCAAGCGCATCCTCAGTGCCATTATCCTCGGCAAATCCAAGAAGTCATGATTTACTACCTCAACGGAACATATACCGGACAGTTCAGCGACGGCTTCTTCGAGCTGCCTACCGGCTCCAGCTACATCGCCCACAACGCCGACATCGACATCACCCTCACGGTGGTGCCTCTGGGGACGGAGTTCGCTGCTCCCCTTGTCACCTCTCCTTCCGTATCGCAGCTCGCTGGTGTCACCAACGCTCCCTCATATACGGGGGCTGCTGTGGGTACTGGCATCGCAGCCACGAATATCGACAGCGAAGGGAGTGGGGCGCAGTTCACATATGCCTTCGATTCTAACGGAGTCCTCGCAGCCCTCGCAGCCGACACCGCAGGGACGGGATACAAGGAGGGCGACCACCTGAGCATCACCACCACGGAATCCGTAGTTATCAACTTCCGCTTGGTGAAAGGTTCCAATCGTGCCGAGGTCACCGTGGAGATTGACGCCTCGCAGCCTTGTCAGTTCCTTCCCTTCCCAGTTCGTGAGGTTCGTGTCTCTGGAAGTACGGACCGCACCATCCTCTACGCTCGCGAGCTCTCGTGACGGAATTCGAGAAGATACTCAAGGATTTTGCCGAGGAGGTCAACCTTGCCGCTAAGCGAGAGCTCGGGTCAAGGAAGATAGGCAAGAATCGCTCCTATGGGGTGGCCTCGCGGAGCCTGCAAAAATCTCTCGAATACAAGATAAGCGGCGGCAGGGTCTCCTTCGGGAGTCCTTTGCCGTATGCTGCCTTCATCCATTGGGGTGTGAATGGAACAAGGAAAAACCGTCAGGCTCCCTATTCGTTTCGTCAGAAGCAACCCCCCACCGATGCCATCCGGAAGTGGATGAAGGTGAAGCCTGTGAGGGTGAGGGACAAGGACGGACGCTTCGTGAAAGCCACCGAGTCACGCCTCCAGAGTGCCGCCTTCCTCATCGCTCGAAGCATCAAGAGGAACGGCATCGAGGGCCTGCGATACTACGAGGCAGCCCTTGAAGCCCAAGTCCCCAAGTTCCAAACCAAGCTCGGGGAAGCCCTCGCCCAAGACCTCCTGAAGTCGCTCGAATTCAAGTCGGGCAATATCACTGTAAAACCCAAGTAATGGCCGCCTCCATCGACTCCGCTCCCGACCTGCTACGCCCTGCTGGGCAGCCCCTCGTCTTTCAGTTCAGCACCACCGCCACGGTGACGGCTGGCTTCCGCTATGCCGTAGAGGTCTACGAGTCCACGATATACAACACCGACGGGACGCTCATAGGAACCTACTACATCACGCCTGACGCGAATGATGAGGGATACTTCGACCTGAGCGACATCGCAGAGGGTAGGGTGGCGGCTCCCGACACTCAAGCGTCTGGGGTTATCCATACCGTGACTGCATCTTCTACTACCTCCACTCAGCCTGTCATGAGGAGATACACCGTCAAGGTCGGGGACTACACCGGTTCGACTCCTTCGATGGACGATTCCTCCTCGGTATTCCTGCTTGGGGGTACGATGCAAATCTCGCAGGGGCTACACCCCAGCTTCGCCGATTACTACCCCACAGGATCCAGTATCAAGTCGTGGCTTACCGATAGGGATGTGGATGCTTCGGGCAAGCGTGTCGATATGGTCATGGCTGCCGAGGACGAAGCCATCGCAGTCATCATCCAAACCGACAACCTCGGGACGGCCACCGACCTCGATGAGATTGAGGTCAAGCTCTTCAAGAACAATATCAACGTAGCCACCATCAGCAACAACGTATCTTCAAGCGTCACCGTAGGGGAGAACTACCTCATCGTCCCGTTGGGGCCAGCCAACCTCGCCACCCTCTTTGGGGGTTTGTGGGATAGCGACTGGGACTACTACACCATCCGAGGCACCGACGGGGCCGGTACGCCTGCGGCTGTCAGTTGTTCCATCAGAGTCGACAGGGACTGCCGCCCTATCAAGCACGACCCCGTACAACTCGCATGGGCCAACACGGTCGGGGGGTGGGACTACCTACGCTTCGACGGGAGGAACCTGAAGACCATCCAGACGGAAGGTAAGAACTACCGCAAGAGCCTCGGGTTCTCCTTCAACTCGTGGGACCGTCAAACCACCCCGTATCATATCACAGGCAAGGAGCAGTACGCCTTGAGGAATCAACTATTCACGGCCTCGGAGCGCGACCTCTTGCAGTACGCCTTCCGCTCGAAGAATGTCATGTTCCGAGTAGGGACAGGCGACTGGCTACCCTGCACGATTGACACCTCGAGCTATCAGGTTATCCCTGCTGCGTCCAAGACGTTTGATGTGAGCTTCACCATCACCCTCGCACAAGATATCCGATGCTGAGGCTCTACATGAACGGCACCGAAGCCGACCTATACCAAGACGAGAGCGTCAACCTCACGCTCCAATTCTCCGATGTGCAGAACATCAACGGAGCGGCAGGGAGCTACTCGCAGACCTTCCGCATCCCTGCGACTCCCAACAACCTCGGCATCCTCGGAAACTTGGTGTCTCCTTCGGCTGTGGGGGTGGACCTCAAGACGAAGATTTCAGCGGAGCTCGTAGCCAACTCGGTCCCCATCCTCCGGGGGTACTGTCAGGTGAAGAAGGTATACCTCCAGAAGGAACGCTACGCAGACATCGAGGTCGTATTCTTCGCGGGAGCTACCGACCTGAAGACAGCCATCGGGGATGGGATGCTGACGGACCTCGACTTGTCAACCTACAATCACGCCCTCAATCAGGCGAACATCATAGCCTCGTGGGGAAATACAACCATCGGCCCCGAGATTCGGTACGGACTCCTCGACAAAGGCTTCAACTGGTCGTTCCCTGATAACCCTCCGTGGACTGAAACCGACGGCTTGTATCAAGGCGAGCTCACGCCATTCATTCAAGTCAAGAAGGTATTCGATGCCATCATGAACGAAGCAGGCTTCACCTACGACTCCTCCTTCTTCGATGCCACCGGGACGGGTAATATGAGCGAGATGTACCTCCCGGCATACAACGGAATCCAAGCCCCGATAGCTACACAGGCATACTTGGCAGCAGCCAGCGTTGCACTCGCAGCAAACTATACCACCGTTGGAAGCGTAGCCAAGCTACCTCTCGTAGATACGGTCACCAACGGAGTCGACGAAGGCAGCAACTGGAGCAACATCAACTACCGCTACACCGCGCCATACACCGCGAACTTCACCTTGTATGTAGTGTGGAGCTACGACTCCCGCCCTCACGATGACGACGTGGAGATATATATCTACATCAACGGGACGCAGTACGTTCAGCTCAATACCTCCACACAGCAATACGGATTCAACCAATTCCAACAATACGAGGTTCTCCTATCGGCAGGCGATTATGTGGAGATGTGGGGGAAGATTACAGGCGGAGGCCACGGCCACGCCATCCTCGGAAACAACACATGGGCCACGGGAATCTTCACGGGCATGACCATCGTAGGGGCCAACCCTTTGTCAGGGCAGACCATCGACGTGGCTGCGAATATGCCCAAGATGAAGCAAATCGACTTCGTGCTGGGCTTGCAGAAGATGTTCAACCTCGTCTTCGTCCAAGACAAGAACAAGCCCAACCACCTGCTCATCGAACCCTTCATGGACTATGTGAGCACGGGCACCGCGAAGGACTGGAGCGACCGCGTAGATTATTCCAAGGACGTGACCCTCGCACCCACCACAGACCTTCAAAGCAAGGAGTACAAGTGGACCTACAAGCCCGGCATCGACTTCATCTCGGATGCGGTGCAGAAGTCCCTCGATAGGGTGTACGGAGAATACGAGGTGACGGATCCCAGCAACGACTTCGCCACAGGAGAGAAGACGGTGGAGACGACGTTCGGGCAGTACATGACCTCGCTCATCCCGGGGGCTAACTACCCTCTCCATCGCAGCCTGAAGGCCGACGGCACCGCGATACAAGACCCGCTCCCGATGATAGCGTACTGGCATGGAATCTCGGATAGATATGGTTATTGGTGGATTCGTGACGATACAGGCGCGACGGTGGGGCCTTCGACCTTCTTCCCTTCGTTCTCCAATTACTCGGAGGACTACGCCACCCTTACCCACAAGGACTTGAACTTCGGGATGGAGCAGCCGTTCTTTCCTATCAACCTCCCACCGTGGAGAACCCTGTACTTCCAATACTGGGCACAATACGTCAAAGAACTCTACTCGGAGGAGGCTCGCATCATGACGTGCACTATGAGGCTCTCACAGGCCGATATAGCGGGCTTCGAGTTCTCGGATAGGATTTACCTCAAGGACTCGTATTGGAGGGTTCAGAAGCTCTCCTACGACGCAAACGTGGAGGGGGTGTGTCAGGTGGAACTCATCAAGGAACTCTCCGACATTGCCATCTGCGACGACACACCCACGGGATTCGACGACAGGTACAACTTCATCCGGTTCAATAACTCGGGACCCACCACCCCCGACTTCGGCTCTCAGGCGTGTTGTGAGCTGTACGGATACGAGTGGGTGATTATCTCACCGGGGGTTCCCTATCCCGGAGCTACGTCTCCTATGGGCATCTGCAAACCAAAACCACAAGCCACACAACCCTCATGAAAGACCCCCGCCACATAATGCCCGCGATTGACTTGTTGCAGGCATACAAGAAGAAGACCTCCCTCCCGTGGTGGCTCATCCCCTTGGACTATCTCTTGGCGGGTGTGTACCTCGTGACGTTCTGTGGTGTCATCGCGTTCGGAATCTATAAGCTCTGGT